TGAGAGTTACCCGTTCGCCGTTCGCGCTTTCTAGCGTATATGTGGTGACTATGGTTCCGTCTTCTAACACGGTGGTCGTTACTAGCGTATTTGTAACGTCGTGCAGATTGATGGTAGTAGAGTTATACGGCGTGCCATTATCATCGGAATATTGCGAGATATTGGTGGCTTCGCTTGCGGCTCCGCCTGGGAATTTCGAATCAAATTTGAATACGTCTTTGTAGTTTGCTTGGCTCATTTTCGTTTCCCCTGTTGGTTGTACCCAAGAAGCCCGAATTAACGGGCTTGTCGGAGATGGCTAGGACGTTTAGCTGAAGACTTTTTCGACTGTGTTCATGGCATGGACAAGCTCTTTAGCTAATTCTTCTATTTCATCGAAGTTCTTTGGGCTAGCCCAGCGATACTCCGTTTCCCCGTCCACTAATACCTCAATGACATTTGTTTCCGGATTAAATTCGTATGTATATGTGTTCATTTTCGTTTCCCCTTGGTTGAAGCGGTTGGTTTATCCGGTTGCTTCGATGGTTGTTATTATGCCTGAGTTGAATCATAATAACAACTCATTCATAACGAAAACGTCGAGGACGCGGAAATGCTAACGATTAAAAAAATAAAACAAAGGCTTAGGGACTCTAATCTTCGAAAAGTCGCGATAAAATCCGGGGTACATCCGGCCACGGTTTATCGCTTTATGCGCGGCCAGAGCAAACCGACCTACGAAACCGTCGAATTGCTGAGTAATTATCTGACGCAGGAGCAGGAGGATGCAGCATGACTAAAATCACTGACATTTTCGGCGGGCCATTTGTGCCTGAGGCGGGGAAGCAGGTTGACCCGCCGGACGTGCAGGTGGCGGACGCAATGTTTGCCGCCGGCATCGAGCCGCCGGAGGATATTAAAATCGACGGAAAGTTGCATCGATTCTCGACGAATGGGCGCAAGCGCGACGATAGCGGGTGGTACATTATATTTCCTGATACGCCGGTCGCGGGTCGGTTTGGGTGTTGGCGTGATCAAATAGATTGTGTATTTAAGGCCGATATTGGGCGCGAACTTACGGCGTCGGAAAATATGGCGATCACAAGACGGCAATCTGAAGCGACCGAAGAACGAGAGCGAGTGCGGACGAAAAAATCCGAGGTTGCAGCTAACACGGTCGAAAAAATATGGAGCGAGGCGATTGCCGCCAGCCCTGACCATCCGTATTTGAAACGCAAAGGCATCGAGCCTCATGGTGCGCGCTTAACGGGTGATGGTCGTTTGATTGTGCCGCTTTATGATCCCGTTGATGATTTGACTTCGCTGCAATATATCTCCGAGACGGAAAAGCGCTACCATGCCGGTGGCACAACAAAAGGATGTTCGTGGACGCTGGGGGAGGTAACGCCTGGGCCGATATTCGTCGCTGAAGGATTCGCGACCGCCGCGACGGTGCATGAAGTGAGCGGGCGCCCCTGTGTGATTGCTTACAGCGCAAACAATCTACCGATTATCGTCGGGTCATTACGTGGGTTTTACGGACAGACGCAGGACATTGTGATCGTGGCCGATAACGATGCCTCCGGTGTTGGGCGCAATAAAGCAGACGAGGCGAGCGCAAAGTACGGCGGGCGGATTGTTATGCCGCCAACTGAAGGAGATGCTAATGATTATTATCAGTCGGGCGGCGATTTATCTGCGCTATTGTTTCCGCCGATAGATGATTGGCTAGTCCAGGCGGATGCTTTTTCGGAGCAGCCCGCCCCGATACGGTGGAAAATAAAAAGTTGGCTGCAATCGGAAGCTCTGATCATGGTTCACGGCCCGTCTGGTGGTGGAAAAACATTCATGGTGCTGGATATGGTCATGGCCGTGGCTTCAAAAGGGGTCGTGAATGAATGGTTTGGAAATAAGGTTCGGCATAGCCCTGTCGTTTATCTGGCCGGTGAGGGGCATTTTAGCCTACGGGGTAGGGTAGCAGCATGGAAGCAGCATAAATGCGTCACAGAGCTGGATATGTGGCTCTCACGGCATGGTTTAGACCTGAATACGCCAATGGGGTACCAGAAAACGTCCGATGCGATCAGAGCATTACCTAATTCCCCCGAAATTATTGTCGTGGATACCCTGCACCGTTTTCTCGAGGGCGACGAAAATAGCGCAATCGACGCAAAAAGCATGCTGGATGCCTGCTCGGCGCTGATTCAGGAGTTTAATTGTACGGTGATATTGGTGCATCACACGGGTGTATCGAGCGAAGCGCAGCACCGGGCGCGGGGCAGTAGCGCCTGGCGCGGGGCATTGGATATTGAGATCAGCGTGGTCCCCGGTGAGACCATCGAGATTGTGCAGCGCAAGAGTAGGGATTCGGAGGAGGCTGCGTCGATATTTGCTGAATTACAGTCGGTTCCGATCAAAGGCTGGATTGATGAAGATGGACAGCAAGTCATGAGTGCGGTGCTGACTGAGGGTCAAGAGCCGGTCAAAGCTAAAAAGGATAGCCCATTAGTCAAACATAAGAAGATGTTCGAGAACGCCTGGTGGGCTTCTGGCGCAGAAGATATTAACGGCGAACCTTATCTAGCGAGGTTGTCTTTGGTATCGAAATTAGAAAGCGACGGGATGGCGGAACGAACGATTAAAAACATGATAAACCCTAGCTATGACACTAAAACGATAGGGGCATTGATACAGGGGAATGTGATTGCAAAACGCGATAGCGGATGGGTCGTTATTGATGCAGTTTGGGCTGCTGCGATGATGCTGAATCGGGGTGCAAAATGAGTACCCCAACTACCCCAGGGGTACAAAAAGGGTTTTTAGGGTTAAATCGACAAAAACACGCAAAAAGTGAACCCTAAAAACCCCCACCCCCTTAGGGGTGGGGTTAAAGGGGTTCTTTGCGATGTAGGGGTTTTTTGGTGAATAAGGAGAATAAATAATGGAATGGCCAGCAGATAAAATTGAGCGCAAAAAGGTGGATGATTTAATTCCGTATGCGCGGAATGCTCGGACGCATAGCGATGAACAGGTGGCGCAGCTCGCGGCATCAATTAAGGAATGGGGATGGACGACTCCGGTGCTGGTGGATGAGGACGGTGAAATCATCGCGGGGCATGGTCGAGTGATGGCTGCTCGAAAGCTGAATATTGATGAAATTCCAACCATGACGGCAACCGGCTGGTCAAAAGCGCAGAAGCAGGCCTATGTGCTGGCGGATAATCAAATACCGCTAAACGCCGGGTGGGATGACAGTAGGTTAGCGTTAGAATTGAATGATTTGGGGGAAATGAATTTTGACCTTTCATTATTAGGTTGGGGTGAAGATCTGCCGGAATTCGCAGAAATGCCGGATTATTCTGTTCTTGAAGATAAAGAAATGAGCGATCAGTTAGATGAGATGGCTTTGGGTGTAAAAAAAGCAATTCAGATCGAATTTGAAGCAGAGCATTATGAAGATGCCCAAGAGCTTGTAAAATTTTGGAGATCTCAAGGCGCATATATTGGAATGATGCTAATTGAAAAAATGCGTTCAGAGAAACAAAAGATATGAAATTAGAACAAGATGAAATAAAAGGCATAAAATTTTGTCATAGGAAAGGATTTAGCGATTTAAAGACTTTTGAAGAAGTGATTGGGCGCGGGACTTACTTAAAGCGCGGGATGCGAATACTTCCTGGCGAACGGTGGATGGACTGCGGGGGAAATGTTGGGGCTTTTGCTTTGTTGGCTTGCAGCCTTGGTGCGGAAGTAGTGACCTACGAGCCTGACCCGTACAGCTGCGAGATGATTGAAAAGAACCTGAAGCTCAACGGATTTCGGGCAACCGTTAAGCAACGGGCGCTTGTCCCTGATGGCCGCGATGAGGTGACGCTGTTTATTGGCAACAATAACAACGTCTGGCGCAACAGCATCGTAAAGAAGTGGAATAAGATGGGCATCAAGGTTCCCTGCGCACGGTTTGACGATGAATCCAAAGGCTTCCACGGTTGCAAAATGGACATCGAAGGATCTGAGATGCCCATCCTCGAAGCAACCGAGGCGCTGTTTGAAAAGCTGGTTTACGAATGGAGTTTTGACATAGACCCCAGCCTGACAAGACTTTGGAAGGTTATCGACCGTCAGAAAAAGGATTACCGGATTGAGGCCGCTTGGAGCTCTATTCATTACCACGATAAATCTTATGAAAGATGGCAACCAGAATGGTTTCCGGCCTGCACAAATGTTTTTTGTTATGAAAAGAATACTGATGAGAACAATTGATCTAAAGCAGGTCGCGCATGATGTGAAGGTCGGCGACCAGCCCACAGAGTTGCCGCCGACTTTGTTTGAAGATAGTTTATTCTTATCTGAAGGTGAGCCAATAGGCTTTTATCTATCAAAATTGCCAGATAAATTAGAGAATCTAGTCAACATTTCTAATCTTGAATTGAACTCAAATAGAGTTCCTAAGTCAGAAATGAAAAGAAGTAGCGGTCTGTTTGGAAATGCAGATAAGGACGTTCTACAATACAGTTGCATAATAGGCAGCATCCCACCCAAGCCGCATATGCGCCGCAGCTATGCCACCAAAAGCAGTGTACACGCCGTTCAAAGCGCTAGAACCTTTGTGAAGTCTATGATTATGGCTGGCGAAGAGGCTCTAAAAATAGTTGAGGCAGTAACGCCTGCTGTTTATAGGATTCATCGTGATTCTGTCGAGAAACAGGTTCCAGAGAAATGGCGGTTTGCAAAATTGTTTACAAGCAGCATTAGCAATTGCAATATTGCTTGCGGAGTACATCAAGATAATTTGAATGTTCGAGGCGCAATCAACGTAATCATTACAAAACGTAGAAACTCTAAAGGTGGGAATTTATTCGTCCCTGATTATGGGACTACTTTCAATAGTGCAGACAATTCTATGTTGGTTTATCCGGCGTGGAGAAATATGCATGGTGTAACCCCTATATTTCCTACTCACCCAGGAGGTTATAGAAATAGTTTAATTTGGTATGCTTTAAACGCTTTTAAAAATTACTAACAAAACAACATTAAAAAATTCTTCCCCACTAAAAAAAGGCTGAAGCACGATGCCGCGTAAAAAAGCAGGACAACCGCCGTTCAAACCGACCGATGACGAGCGAAAGATGGTCGAGCAGATGACCGCTTGCGGAATCCCGCAGGAATCTCAGTGCCTGGTTATCCGTGATGGCATTGACGATAAGACGCTACGCAAACACTTCCGTCATGAGTTGGATACCGCTGCGACGAAAGCCAACACCAAGGTGGCCGGGACGCTGTTCAATAAAGCAATGGGCGGCGACACCACTGCCCTGATCTGGTGGACTAAAACCCGGATGAATTGGAGCGAAAAGCAAGAGGTTGAGCATACCGGCGATGCGGTCTGGACGATTAAGAACGTATATGAAAAATAAGACGATAAGCATATACGACATGAAAACCAGCGAGTTTTTAACCGTTCTCGAATGTCGAGCTCTTCTCGCCACGATTTTCGCGGGGCCGCTCCCGCGAGCTTATCGCGGGACTTTGAAAAACCTCGCGATAAAAGTTGCACACGGAGCAGATGAGGAAACACCCAACGAAATTCTTTACCGACAGCGCGAGGATTTTGGATTTTAATGCTGGTTGAACGCCGCATTCGCAGCTACCAAGCGCCGTTGCATCAATACATGTGCGGCGGTGGTAAGCGAGCGATTGAGATAGCGCATCGACGCTGGGGTAAGGATGAGATCGCCCTAGCATGGACGTTTCAAGCAATCACAGACCGCCCCGCGACATATTGGCATTGCCTGCCGCAGCTCAATCAGGCACGCAAAGCAATTTGGACGGCGGTTAACCCGCATACTGGCAAGCGCCGGATCGACGAAGCATTTCCTGTTGAGCTCCGGGAGGTCACGAATGAGCAGGAGATGTTTATTCGCTTTCTCAACGGCGCGACTTGGCAAGTCATAGGCTCCGACACCTACGACTCGCTGGTTGGCGCGGGCGTTGCCGGGATTGTGTTCTCAGAATGGGCGCTGGCGAACCCATCGGCGTGGGGCTACTTGTCGCCCATGATGAGGGAGAACAACGGCTGGGCCTTGTTTATCACCACCCCTCGGGGCAAGAACCATGCTTATGACATGTTTAACCACGCGGTTAAGTCAGATGATTGGTACGCTGAAATATCGGACGCGAAAGCGACCGGCGCGTTTAACGACCAGCAGCTCGACGGCATCCGCGACGAATACGTTGCGCTGTACGGCAAGGACTTTGGCGCAAGCCAGTTCGAGCAAGAGTATTTCTGTTCATTCGAGGCTGCGAT